GGACAAGGCCTGTATCTGAAATACTCTTGATGATGTTCCGGTCTGCGAACAGGGATTATAGAAAAGCAGTAAAACAGTTGAAGGAGATACAGAATGGCAAGTAAAACTATCAAAGCAATGGGTGTTAGCCCTATTACAAATACCATCTACTATGGAAATGTAAACGAAGAAAAAGGTTTATGGGTAGGTGAAAAAAAAGACGTAACCGATACGGCAATCGCCTCTGTATTTGAATGGTTCATGAATCAAATGGATGGAAAAGAAGAGTTTGAGATCTCGTATCCAAATGTTTCAGAGTTTAAGTTGAAGATGGTAAGAGAGGAAATAAAAAAGAATGATTGATAGTTTAATAGCATTTACATTTGGAATAATATTCGGATCATTTGGCACTATTTTCTTGGTTGCACATTTTGGCGGTAAGCGCAAATAGCAATGAAAAAGGAGTGATGATATGTTCGAGCTAAAAGTAACAGGGATAATTATTAATTTTTTAATTGCACTCTATGCAATGGTAAAAGCCCATAAAGCAGCTGCTAAGAATAATATATCATTCACGGTATTTTATTCTGCAATGTATGTCGTGTACTTGATTGGAATGTGGAACTGTACATAAAAAGGCGGTGATGATATGCGAACCAGGCAAAAGTCACTTGTTGATTTTGGCGTATATCCAGAAGACATTAACCGTTTAAAGGATATATGCCAGAAAGCTACACCAGAGCAGAGACATGATATTTTACACTGCTGCATAAGCTCTTGCCCTCCGGGAATTGAACTTTTGGTGTATGAATCTATTGTAACAAACAAATCCTATGACCGTATCATGAAGACAAAATACATACCGGCAAAGCGAGATGATTTCTATGCATACAAGCGCAAGGCAATGGCTATGTTTTATGATACTTTAAGAAAACTAAGAGAAATATAATACTACAATTAATATTAAAATGTGGGGACAAATTTTTCTGCCATGTATGGTAATATAGTATATATCTATAGCTATGTACCGTATGTGGCAGTTTTTTTGCGAGGTGATAATGTGGCGAACTTAAAAGCAGTTACGAGAAAACTTCAAAAAGCTATATTATCTACTGGATTAATTATAAAAATCGGAACATCACAATTCTACAGCCATGAGCAGGAACAATTGATAACAGTAACAATTATATCAACGCCAGTATTCAGACCAACGAAACATGGAAACTGGAAAGATTGTGATTATGAAATATTACGAACTGCATCCCAGTATGATGTAGTCATGTGCTTAAAAGAGATATGGGAGGCGGTCAGAAAATGAGGATAGACAGAGGTGATTAGATGGACTTAACGCCTAAACAGAAAGCGTTTGCAGATGAATATATAAAGAATGGCGGAAATGCATCTGATGCCGCAAGAAAAGCTGGGTATAGCGAGAAAACAGCATATTCAATGGGGCAACAGAACTTGAAAAAACTTGAGGTTTCTTCCTATATAGCTGCAAAACAGTCTCTCATCGAAAAACAAAAAGGTACTGATATCATGTCTCTGGCAGAAATTCAGCAACGCCGTTCCATGATCGCAAGAGGTGAGCTGACTGATTCATTCGGATTTGCTCCAGATTTCTCCGATCAGCTCAAATCTATGAATGATCTGGAAAAGACATTAAAAATTAAGCAAGAGCAGGAAGAAAAGAAAGCAGCGGAGGAAGCTGCCAGAAATGCAAAAGAGTATCACATGGATCTGTATAACATTCCTGATTGCTTTCATTGGGCCATTAGAGATATTCGAGACAAGAAACATCTGGAGTATGTGTTTAAGGGTGGACGCGGCTCCACGAAATCAACCACTGTTGGAATGACTATAGTAGAGTTGATGAAGAACAATCATGACATCCATGCTGTGGTTTGCCGTAAGGTTGGGAATACTATTAAAGATTCTGTGTACAACAAAATCAAATGGGCTATTGGAAAACAGGAATTTACAGAAGAATTTGATTCTAAGTTATCACCTATGGAGATTACATTAAAAGCAACCGGACAAAAGATATACTTCCGTGGTGCTGATGACCCTGACAAGATTAAATCCATTAACCCTGAGTTTGGATATATTGGCATTCTCTGGTTTGAGGAGTTGGATCAATTCGCGGGACCTG